GATGATCGATACCAACTACTGGAAGACGTTCATCCACGAACGGCTGAACCTGATGCCTGGAGATCGCGGAGCCCTCACGCTATACGGTAAATCGACTCAGCACGGTATGATCGCTGATCACATCGGCGCATCGGAAACCACCACCCGCACCGAGGGGCAGGGTCGCATCGTGCACGAATGGAAGCTCAAGCCCGCCCGGCCGGACAATCACCTGTTCGATTGCCTCGTCGGTTCCGCGGTCGCGGCGAGCATGTGCGGCGTGAAGGTCGGCGACGAATCTCACACCGACCAACGTAACCCCCGGCGGATCAGGCTCTCGGAGCTCAAGGGATGACTCGAGCGGCCCCCAAATCCGACACCGGCCTCGCCTGCCCGCGCTGCGGATGCCGGCACCTGCCGGTCCACTACACCCGCAAGCGCCGCGGCCACGTGCTCCGGCTGCGGATCTGCCGGCACTGCGGCCGACGCCTGGCCACGCGCGAGCGATCGAGCGGCTGAGTCGATCAGCGCGCACCTACCTACTTATTGCCGGCATCGCGGCCGATTCGTAAGAGCGACTGCGAAAAAAGTGGCGAGCCGGCGCGCACGGCCCCTACTCCCTCATCCAGCCGACCCCTCCTTTTCCCGCCACTGAAAACCTGGTCCGAGGCAAATCGTTCCACATCTGGAACGATTTGGCGTGGGGGGCCCCTCAACCCTTCTCTTCTCATGCTGCGGGTGTCCTTCTGTAGTGATGGACGTTGCATCCGCCTGGCCGCCCGGGCTCACGAAGATCGCCTTCTATCGCTGTCCGCCATGGTTGCGGGAGGACGCGTTGCAGGCGGCCTGGGAGGCCCACCTGTCGGGCGAGAAGCCCGACACCGCGGTCCGCCGCATGGTTCGGCGCGAGATCCGCCAGGCCGCCGCGACGTTCGATTCGGCATTGATCAGCCGCGTGGTGATGGTGTGGTGATGAGCGACCTGTCCGACAAGATCGCCGAGAACGCGCAGGGCCCGTCGGAGGTGTCGATCGACGACCAGACGGTCCGGCAGCACGGGCTGCGCGATCAGATCGAGGCCGACCGCTACGCCAAGGCCAACGCCGCGACGAAGAAGGCGTTCCCCCTCCGGCGGGCGCGCAGCGTGCCGCCGGGAGCCAGTTGATGCTCCAGCGACTGAAACAACTCGTGGGCCTCGGCGGCTCCGCCGGCCCATCCCGGCGGCAGCCGCACACGATCCGCGCGCGGTTCGACGCGGCCCAGACCACGCCGGAGAACCGCCGGCACTGGGCCAACGCCGATCGCCTCTCGGCGGACGCGGCGTCCAGCCCGGAGGTGCGCGCGGTGCTGCGCAGCCGCGGCCGCTACGAGGTCGCGAACAACTCCTACGCCCGGGGCATCGCCAACACGATGGGCCACTACGTCGTGGCCGGCGGGGCCCGGCTGCAGATGCTCACCGACAACCCCGAAGACAACCAGGCCCTGGAGCGGCAGTTCAACCGCTGGGCCGAGGAGATCGACCTGGCCGACAAGCTGCGCCGGATGCGCATCGCCCTGGTCGACTCCGGCGAGATCTTCGCGATCTGCACGACCAACCCCACGCTTCGATCGCCGGTCAAGCTCGACCTGGTGCTGATCGAGGCCGACCAGGTCGCCAGCCCGCCGCTCGGCGATGCGATGGCGGTCGAGGGCCGCAAGGTCGTCGACGGCATCGTCTTTGACGCCGAGGGCAACCGGGTCGGCTACCACGTGCTCAAGCGGCACCCCGGCGAGACGCAGTACGCCGCCGGCGGATTCGGCTCGGACGTGATGTCGGCCGAGCTGGTGATTCACCTGTACCGGGCCGATCGGCCGGGCCAGAGCCGGGGCATCCCGGAGATCACCCCGGCCCTGCCGCTTTTCGGCATGCTCCGCGATTACACCCTGGCCGTCCTCAACGCCGCCCAGCAGGCGGCCCTGGCCGGTGGCGTGATCTACACCGACGCCGCGCCCGACGCTCCGGACCAGGTGGAGCCGATGGACGAGATCGAGCTGGAGCGCGGCACGTGGATGACGATGCCGGCCGGGTGGAAACTCGGCCAAGTGCGGGCCGAGCAGCCGACGACGATGTACGAAGCGTTCAAGCGGGAGATCGTCAACGAGATCGCCCGCTGCCTGGACATGCCCTTCAACATCGCCGCCGGCAATTCGTCCGGCTACAACTTCGCCTCCGGCACGCTCGATCACGCCACGTTCTTCAAGCGCATCTCGATCGACAGCCAGCGACTCGAGCGGGTCGTGCTCGATCGCATCCTCGCGGCATGGGTCGATGAAGCGGCCCTGGTCAGCGACCTGTTGCCGCAGTCGCTGCGCGTGCGTGACGCCGACCTGCCGCACCAGTGGATGTGGGAGGGCCTGGCCCAGCACATGGACCCGGTCAAGGAAGCCAACGCCCAGCAGACCCGCCTGTCGGCCAACACGACCACGCTCGCCGCCGAGTACGCCCGCCAGGGCAAGGACTGGGAGGCGGACCTGCGCCAGCGGGCCCGCGAGCTGGCGCTGATGCGCGAACTGGACATCCCCAGCGAAGCCGCCCCCGGAAACTCCGCCGCCCCCGCGCCGCAAGCCGCGCCGGCCGCGGCCGGCGAGGAGGACGCAGACGATGAGTGAGCCCGCGCTCAACCCGCAGCAGACCGTGGCCCTGGCCGGCGTGATCCCGTCGAAAGACGTGTCCGCCGCCAAGGGCGGGCTGACGCCCGAGACCGTGGAGGCGGTGCGATTCCAGGTGCTGGTCGACGCGATGGTCAAGAAATCCGCCGGCACCACGGCCAAGCCCACCGCGTCGCTGCTGAACAAGGCGACGGTCGCGTTCCTGTGCCGGCGCCTGGGCGCGACCAGGGCCAAGGTCGAAAAGGCCCTGGCCGACCTGGTCGAAGTGGCGATCGCCAACGGCGGCAAGGTCGGCGATGACCTGGTGGCCGACGATGACGAGCTGCTGCTGGCGATCCATCGCCTCGAGCAGCATGTGATCGATCGACTGCCCAAGGTCGAGCGTCCGGGCAGGGTCACCGTGACCGGCAAGGCCACGCCCCTGGCGATCGAGGCCGACGCCGCCGACGCCCCGATCCGCCTGGAGGCGACGGCCGAGGTGCAGATCGAAGCGGCCGTCGAGGGCGAAGCCCCCAAGCCGCCGACATTCGCGATGGTCGCCTACACCGGCGGCGCCATGCGCCTGGCCGGCTGGCGATTCCCTGTCGTGGTCGACCTGGAGGGCATGGCGATCAACAGCCAGTCGCGGCCCGTTCGCTACCAGCACGATGCCCGGGCCGGCGTGGGGCACACGACCCGGATCGAGATCCGCAACCACCAGCTGCACGCCCAGGGGATCATCAGCCGCCAGACCGACGCGGCGCGGGAAATCATCGCGTCCGGCAAGAGCGGTTTCCCGTGGCAGGCGTCGATCGGCGCGCGGCCCGACAGCGTCGAGTTCGTCGCCGCCGGCCGCACCGTCACCGTCAACAACCGCCAGTTCTCCGGCCCGCTGAACATCGCCCGCAAAACCACGCTGGGCGAGATCAGCTTCGTGGACCTGGGCGGCGATGAACACACATCCGTCAACATCGCCGCCGAGGCGGCGGCAACCGAGGAGCGCGCCATGTTCGAGCAATGGCTCAAAGCGAAGGGGTTCGATCCGTCCAACCTGTCCGACGACCAGAAGGCCATTCTCAAGGCGGCCTGGCAGGCCGAGCAATCCGACACCAACGACGGCGGCGGCGAAGGCGGGAGCGATGGCGGCCGGAACCAGGCCGGCCACGTCGAGGCCTCCGGCTCCACGTCCGGGGAGGGGGATCTGGACCAGGTGCTCGAGACGGCGACGCGTGAGGCGCGCCGCCGCCAACGGATCACCGAGGTCAGCCAGCAGTTGCTGGCCCAGCGGCCGGACCTGGCCGACCATGTCGGCCAGCTCGCCCGGACGGCGATCGAGGCCGGCACCGCGGCCAACCAGTTCGAGCTGGATGTGCTGCGCCTCAACCGCGGCCACGGCGGCATCCACGTCCGCCAGGACGACAGCCGCGACGGCCGGACCACCGAGGCGGCGATGTGCCTGGCCGGCGGCCTGGCCGAGCCGGAAAAGCACTTCGCCGAGCGCACGCTCGAAGCGGCCGACCGCCACTACGGGCGCGCCCTGGGCCTGGTCGAGACCCTGCTGATGTTCGCCCAGGCCAACGGCTACCGGGGTCACGGCGCCAGCAACCTCTCGAGCATGCTCCGCTGCGCCTTCGAGGCCGGCAGCATCCAGGCCGCCTCGGCGTCGACGCTGAGCCTGCCGGGCATCCTGTCCAACACCGCCAACAAGTTCCTGCGGGCCGGCTTCGACTCGGTCGAGTCGACCTGGCGGGCGATCGCCGCGATTCGCCCGGTCCGCGACTTCAAGCAGGTCACCAGCTATTCGCTGACCGGCGGGTTCAAGTACGAGAAGGTCGGCCCGTCCGGCGAACTCAAGCACGGGACGGTCGGTGAGCAGAGCTACACCAACCAGGCCGAGACGTATGGCAAGATGTTCGCCATCACCCGCACCGACCTGATCAACGACGACCTGGGCGCCCTGACCGCGGTGCCGCGCCGCCTCGGCCGGGGCGGGGCCCTGAAGCTGAATGATGTGTTCTGGACCGAGTTCATGGACAACGGCAGCTTCTTCACTGCGGGCAACCGCAACTACAAGACGGGGGCGACCACGGCCCTGGGCATCGACGCGCTGTCGACGGCCGAGCAGGTGTTCTTCGACCAGGTTGACCCCGACGGCAACCCGCTGGGCGTCATGCCGGCAATCCTGCTGGTGCCCAACGGGCTGAACGCCCTGGCGTCGGCGCTGATGCGGTCGACCAAGATCGTCACGGCCGGCGGGTCGAGCAAGGCCAAGGATCCCGACGAGAACCCGCACAGCGGCAAGTTCTCAATCGCCCGCAGCTCGTACCTGTCCAACACCAACATCACCGGCAACTCGAGCAAGGCCTGGTACCTCCTGGCCGATCCCGAGGACATGCCGGCGATCGAGGTCGCGTTCCTCAACGGCCGGCAGGAGCCCACGGTCGAGTCGGCCGACGCCGACTTCAACAGCCTGGGCATCCAGATGCGGGGGTACCACGACTTCGGCGTGGCCAAGCAGGAGCCCCGCGGCGGCGTGAAGATGAAGGGCGAAGCCTAACCGCCCCCGGAAGCCACGGCCGCCCCGAAAACTGGACTTTCGGGGACTGACGGAACTGACACAACCCTCGGAAGGTGGACTTCCGGGGGCCACCCAAACGAGGTGAATCATGCAAGCGATCTTCGTTCAACGCGGCGAGACGATCGACCACACGCCCGGCAGCGCCGTCGCCGCCGGC